GATTTTGTTTTAAAACGTGTTGAATCCGATTGAGCGGATAAAACTCCAACCGTTAAAATTGCTGCTAATAAAAAGATAAATTTTTTCATGTTTGTTTTTTTTATGTTTTAAAGTGGGGGCTATTAACCCCCGATTATTTTTTTAACTGTTATGGTAATACCTGTACTGTGTATGCTTGATCAATTGCAACCGGCACCGCTAACCCGCAAGACTTAACACCCATTTCGTGTGTTGCTTTACGTTTGTCAGGGTAATCATAAGTAACAAATTTTCCTTTTTTAATTGGTTGCCCATCGGTTGCCAACTGAGGCACAAGCCCGTAAGTTAATACGTTGTTTGTTAACTCAGGTAAAATAAGTAATTTTTTAGCAGGCATATAACGGGTTTGCACTCCTGTTGCAGGATCTTTGTAAGAACCGTTTGCCGTCCAAATACGTAAGTTATAATTATCAACTGCAATTTGCCCGTGGTAAATTTTACCCTCAGCATCTTTTTGCGCAGGTACTAACGCATCCATACCCCATTGTACTTGTAAGGAACGTGCCTGTACTTTTGCGTTGTTTATATACGCTTGGTAAACATCACCCGCCATAATAATGTTAAACACATTACTCGTTACTTTGCCGGTATCGTTAATAAAATCGCAACCCTCTTTAATTTTATCGTTAGGATCAACAGTTGTTAAAGCCCAATTCCATGCAGCATTGTACGCAACAATTGATGCAGCTTTACGTTTGTAATCAATGTTGTCGCCATTTTTCAATACAACAATACCGTTTACTAACGCTTGCATTGCTTGTATCTCGTAAGCACGGTCAACCTTGTTAAACAAGCCTTCCATTTTACTGTTTGCTTGCTCTAAGAATTTACCAAAAGCAATTGAGTTAACGTTACCGTTATCATCAACACCAAATAAATCATCATAGCAATCTAAATCAGTTGCATCAAAATACTCATCGTATGCCGCAGGATCATAAACCTTTTGAGTTTTACGATCCCAACTGTTTCTGTTTCCTCCTGTACTTCTCAGTACATCAACGGCAACAGTTTCGTTTTCACGTTCTACCTCAATTGAGATGAAGCGGGAAGCTGTTTCTATTTGTTTGAAAAAGCTACGGAAAAACCCCTGTACAGGTCGTCTGTCAGAGAAGAAAGCAACAGTTTCTTGCTTAAATAATCGTCTTGCTTGTGATGCAGGTATTAGTCCCATTTTATTTTTAGTTTTTGAGTGTTTGTGATTTTTTTAATTAATTGTTATACGTTGTCGTATTCGCTGTTCTCAGTTGACTCGATCAGTATAATACCAACGGTATCGCTACCAATACGGTTCTCAAGAGTTCTGTCCTCAATGATTGTAGCCATTGTGTCAGTACCATCAAACAACACTTTGCTTTTTACAACTGAGCCTGCAATACAAAGTCTTGCGCTTATAGTAGCACCATTAGCAACAAGGTAATCAGTTGCCAAAACACCAACAGGGTATTGGCTACCATCAGTTGCACCGCTTGACAAAGGAACAACCTTGCCTGTTGCAGCAATTTGCCCCATTAAAGCGCCACCGTTTAATTGTAAATCTGCGCCACTTCCATTTGTGTAATCGAAGCTTTTAAATTCGTTATCGCGAATGAATGTTTTTGAAGTATCAAACGTAAAAGTCGCCTGGCTATTTGTTTGTACTGGTGTTGAGCTACTTGGTGTCATTTTATTTCAGTTATTTTGTGAATACTTTTTTTAATTATTATTAGATGCCGTCTCTAACATCTTTCATGAATTTTTCTTCGGCTGCTTTTGCTTCCTCAGCTTTTTTAGTTGCCTCGTCTTTTGCTGCGCCTGTTACAATAGGAGTTTTTCCATCTGCTGCAATTTCATCAACCTTTTGACCTTTAACCGCTTTTAATAACAAGTTATTAGTTTGCGCTTTAGTCAAATCCTTACCGCTTGCAATAACTGTTTTCACAAGTTCGGGATCAACATCGACAAACTCCATAATTGCCTCAACACGGTCTTTCTCTGCCGTAGTACCTGCGGTAATTCCTTCGTTATAGATTTCAGCGTATAACGCAGGGTGTTCGGCTTTTAATTCTGCTTTTGTCATCTTATTTTTTATTAAAGGTTTATTTTTGTTTTTATCGTTTTCAATATGGGTTGCGCCCTCATTGTACTGAGCGGCAATTTTAAAATTAGCCTCAATTAGAGATTCTATTTTTGGAGTAATGGTCACAATTGTTTTTACCAAGCCAATTGCTTTTGCCTCTTTTGCATTAAAGCGAATGTCAATGCGGTTATCTAATGAGAAAATATCATCAAGCGTATAGCCTTTGTCTTTCATTACTTTTAAAGCCAAAAACTTTTCAACGTCAACCTTAGCCTCAAATGCAGCACGTAACTTTTTATTCATTTGAGTTAAAGAGTTACGACGATCCTCGTTAAATAACTCGGGGTCGTTCTCAACCCATTCAGAGTATGCCGCACGGTGCAATAAAAATTCAGCAACATCCAAAGAACTTACATCCTCTGTATAACACGCAAAATACAAAGCCATAGAATAAGCCTTGCCGTGTATAATAACAGATTTTTTATTTGGAAATTGTTGAAACTTATGAACCATGCCCCAACCGTAATCAACTTCGCCGCCATTAGAATTAATGGGTACTTGTAACTCAGCGTTTGGGTTTTCCTCCAACAACTCGTCAATGCCCATGATAAACTCTGTTGCAGAGTATTGACCGAAGTTACCGTATATTAAAATTGATTTTGGCATTGTGTTGGTAAAAATAATTTAAAATAAAATATTTTGTTATATTTGGGCTCAAATATATTATGAGTAAAAAATATAACACCGTAACAGATGAAATAAAAGCAAGAGTTTTTGTTTTATTAGCTGAGGGGAAAGCACAAAAAACAATTGGCAAAATATTAAATATTTCATCCAATGACGTTTTTTATATTAAAAATAATATAGAGTGTACCGCTCAGTACAACAGAGGAAAGACGGTTAAAGCAACGGGCGTTAGCGACTCATTATACAATGACCTATCGGCTATAAGCGACAACCTCGGTTACAAAAAATTATCACATTTCATAAAAAAAGAATTGCCGAGCATTAGAGATAAATACCCGGCAAACCTTAGAATTAAAAAATCTTAACTTGTCTTTTTTTCGGGTTTCTTTTTAGCAGGGTTATTGTTATTGTTTACAACCTTTACGGCTCCTGTTTGTGCGGGCTGTGGTGGCTCGCTCTTAATACCAAGTCTTGCAGCCTCTTTAATTTCCTCAGAGAAACGCAACATATTTTCGTGGCTCTCACTTTGGTTAAGCAACTCGGTTGCATTCTCCAACGTCATTAACGGCATACCATCGGCATTATTACCTAACGCCAACCTCATTGCTGCAACCTCTTTTAACGGATCAATATGCGGCACACTAACGCCAACAAAGCGGGCTTTACGGTACGCATTAACAACCATTGTGTTGCCTTTCATACGAGCCATAAAATAACCAGGTGCGTCAACCTTGTTGTTTAAGATCTCAACCTCTAACCAAAAATTATAAATGTGTTGGTAAAATCCAACTTGTATTTTTTTACGTAAAATTTTAATTGTGTTTTCCCAATCTTTCAAAGCCGCACGGCTTGCGCTATAATTACCCTCATATAAAGAGAAGGCAACTTGGTACGGCATATTAATAGCCGCACACACGGCAATAATATTTGTCGTATAAAAGTCCTTGTAATTTAATTCGACGTCGCTCTCTAAGGCTTTTAACTCAGAATCCAACGGCATATTAAACACCTGTTTGTTTGTTGAGGCAGCAATTGTATTTGCTAATATTTTCCCGTCGTCCGTTACAGGTATATCGTCACGATCATCAAACGCCGATGCCTTAGCGTATTGAGCCGCCAAAACACTTTCGCCGGTTGCCTCTTTTGTATTGTGTATGAAGTATGCAATTTTAGCCCGTTCCTCAGCACTCGCCAAAGTAGCGCTTTCGTAACGCTCCATCTTTTTAAGCTTCTCCAACACAACCGAAATTAACGGCATACCTCGGTGCTCGTCAAGCCTGTAACCATTCATTTTAAAAAGGAATGCCATTCTCAAACCTGACTTTTTACCAAACGCCTCAACACGCTCAGGCTGATTTTGTTCGTTAACAATCCAATATGCAATGTGTTTACCCTTTGCATCCATTTCAATTCCATCACGAATGCAAACACCGTCATCCATTATACTGTAAGCAACAGTTACAGGAGTGCGGACGTGTGCGCCATCAACCAACTGAACGTTTACACCTTTTATTTTATCGTACCTCAGTATAACCAATACATCACCGCCAACAAATGCGTTTAACACCGCCTCGTTGGCAATGGTGTCAAGGTTTGTCATTCCAGAATAATCACTGTTCTCTGATTCCTTAAATAAATTAAATCGTTGCTCGGTTTGTTTTGAGAATTCTAAATTGTCAAGTTTAATGCCCTCACTTTCCAAAACTCCTTTTGCGGGCTCGCTAGTAAGTTTTAAACCTCCTGTAATTACCCACGTTAGCAGCTTTGTAATAATGGTTTGTGTAACCTCGCTTTCAATGTAAGATTGCCACGAGCGCATCCGCAACCCGTCTTTATTTAATCGCCAATCTATAATGGGGCCAGCTTCGCCCAAATTTTTTGCACCATCAAATGAATAAGATTGATAATTGCCGTAACCTCTATTGGTACGATCAGGCAGAAAAAATGCTTCTTTCTCAGGCTCTTTACTTGCCACCTTTTTTGCAGCCCATGTGAGTAATTGTTCTAATTTATTCATTAACGAAATCCTTTTAAATTTTTAGAATCAACAAGGCGTACAATACTGCCATTATTTATTTTATTATACTTAACAATATAAATGTCACAAAGTTTCTCAAGTGCTGCAATTTGATTTACTATTGATTCAGATCCTTTATATACTGTTTTCATTTTACTCTGTCCCGTGTCTAACGAGTACTCAAGTATCCCGCCACTCGGGGCACCATCCAACATTGTTTGTGTCAGGGCAGAAATAACGGCTTTAATTTTATTAATCTGTGCTAATAAATCAGTCGTTGAATGTATATAATCGTATGCGCTTGTATAAACTACCATTTTACCAAAAGTATGCTTTTAATTTTATTTAACCAATTGTTTTTATCTTATCGTTTTTGCATTGTGTTATATCGCTAGTGTTTGGCGTTACGGTTGCCGTTGATAAAGTTGGCGGCGTACCTAATGCCGATGGGCTTCCAGGGGTATAAGAGGCGCAAAATGTATTCCATTGTTGAACTAAATCGTCTGTTGTATCTTTTAGTTTATCAAACTCATCTTTTAACTCATTATACTTAACAGCAAAATTTGTATTGCCGCCAATCTCAGTTGTGCCATCATCTTTTAAGTAATAATAAAATTTCTCAACACCATCTTTGTCCGTACTAAACAAACGCATTTCGCCAACTTTGGCAATGGAGTTTTTATTTATATACCCAATAATAACATTGTTATTATCTGAGCCGCATTTAGCATACACGGCAACCATGTCTTTAACAGGGTTGCTGTCAAAGCCATAAGGCGAAACCTGTTTAGGAGTTTGCACATCGTTTTTACCATAGCGCAAAATCTTAATAAACAACCGGGCGTTTTTAAGTTCTGTTGATATTACTTTAACTAAATTTATCATTGCTATGCTTTAAATGCTGATTTTTTCGTGTTGTTTTTTTGGAAATTATAACGAGGGAAATTCTCATGCGCATTAATAAATATGTTTTCAATCTCACTATCATCATAAACACAAGGCAACACACACGTTAATGTTGCGACTTGTTTTTCCTCGTTACCCTCAAATACAACTTCCTCAATAAACCAAGTTACTTTTTTATACAAATACAACTCGGGATCTTCTGCGGTTATGGTATTGTTTGGTCTGATTATTTTTCCATTAATAGTCCAAGTGTTTGTTTTTACAATTAACCTTATGCCCGATTTTAATTCGGTTTGTAAACATTGCCTTGCAAACTCGGACAACGTAACGTCATCTCCTGAGGTTTGTTTATACACCTTATGCCTGTACGTATATGCAACAGGGACGTAAGGGTTTTTAATTAAAGTTTCGCCCGCATTGCCACCCTCAGAATCCGCCTCCTTCATTACGGTTATATGGCTATGTAATTTTTGACCATCAAAAACCAAATCCATTTCGTAACCGACCAACCCCTCGTTAACATGAAATAAAGGTTTTGAAGTTGTGTTCGCTTTCGTAAATAATAGATCGCCTAACTCGTTATGTGTAACAATTATTTTGCGTTGTGTTGCCAACTTTGTCAACACGTCTTTAACGTTTGAGGACTCATCTAACGTTGCGCTGCTAATGGCTTTATTTACCAAAGAGGAAACACTAGCATCAACCTTTACTGCTATCCTGTACGGTGCGCATATTTTTTCGGCTATCTCTTTAAGCGTTAAACCATCAACCTGTAATGGGTACAACTCAGGAGGCACATCGCAATCCTCCAATGTGCCAGGCTTAGAGTAACCCGCCAATGTGGTAGGGTGTTTTTTTGCCGAGGACTTAAACTTTTGATTTATAATAAATCCAGTAATTAAAGTTTCGCCATTATGTGATACAATTGCCTCGTGGTAATGTGAGGTTGCGAATAACTCAGCTTGCTTTTGGTCTTGAGGATCAAAACGAACATCAAAAGAAAACACACTACCAACCGCATCGTGCTTTAATACCACGTTTACGTTGTTAAAGTGTTCAAACTTTTGCGGCACCGCCAACCTATGACTTATCTTTAAATCCATCCTCTAAATATAGTAAACTATTTTTCTGCCTTTTTTTATTAAAATATATTCCTCAATTGACAAGTTGTTGTTTTCGATTAACTCTTGAATATTTTTGTCATCAGGATCTAACCCGTAAAACCTGTGCGCTAATAAAATAATACTCGTATCGTTTTCGCAAATTATTGAACGTTCTTTCCTTGAACCAATAGCCTCATTGTACAGGTAAGATATTGTTGTATTTATTATATCATTTAAACCAACTACCACCTGATAATTTGGCAAGTAACTTAACGGGCTTCCACCATTAGCAGATTGCAAAGTATCCAAGTCATTCAAATATGCCGTGTATGTATCGTTAAGAGTTTTAACAACCTCGCTAACTCGTTTTGCATTTGTGTAATCTCCTGAGTTTGGCAACGCTGCCGTTAAACACATTGAGGACAAAACGCTTGCCCCTAAGTGTTGGTAAACTTGCCTTGTCCCAACTCCTGTCGATCCAATGCCACTTGCTCCAACAATGGTGCGTTGCAATGCTGTAAACTGACTTTTAAAGCTGCTCAACCTGTCTTTTACATTGGCGGCAAATTTGCCGGGCGCTGTAATTAATGCCGTTGCAGCAGCCATTGCAAGCGCTGCATTTGCCGTTACGGCATCAACCGCAGCGTTGGCAGCACTAAGGGCATTCATTAATTGCTGAAATTCTTTAGGCAATTTAATTATTGGGATAGCTACTTTAAAATTAAAAAGGTTAGTGTTTTTAACCGAGATTTTATCCGCCTCAGTTAATGGAGCCGTCACCAACTCGGCACTCAATTCATCAAGCGCCAATTTTTTAATTTGAATGGCATCAACAGGGTCGGTGTTTGTTTTAGGTACATCCTCAATAATAGTTTCAATTATTGGGACGGTAAACTTACTAACGTTTAGTGCGCTATTGTCCTGATTTAAACTAAACGGTTGTACGTATATTGATCCATAATAAGGATGAGATAGAGTCCAATATTTTGTATTGGCTGCCGAGTTTACAAACGCCTCTGCTTTCTCCAAATGATCCGCACCTTGAAACCCAAACTCCAACGTGTACCGTGCGCCTTTTGGCAAGCGCCTATCTGCTAATGTACCTGGCAAATTTACAAACTCAAATAAAGTATTATTATACTCAATTGACTTACTCGCTGTTGCATCTATATAGAACGGCGAATAAACCTCGCCATCGCCGGTTAATATCGCTAACCCGTTTTGTATTTTAGTTATCCAACTCATCTTAATTTATTAAATTGTTTTTCTGCCTGAGCCATAAAAAATTTGCCCATTGAGGACGCAGTTTTTAAACTTGCTTTCTCCATAAAATGAGTTGCAGAAACGTCCACGGATCTTCCTTTTTTAACAGAAAATAAAGGGGTAAGTTTAATGTCTAATTTATCACCAATCTTTAAAAACCTCTCAACCTTAAACAATGTTTTTCTTCCTGCTGCATTCGGATTGCCCAACACATACGCATTGCCTCCATGTACAATTGATGCTTTTATTGCGGCACGAATTAATTTTTGTTTACGAACTGTTGTCGTCATTTTTGCAGCACCGTGCCCACTAATAGATTTAACTTTACTTGCGTCAACAAAATCCTTTAATTGGTTTCTCCTAAACTTACTTTTTGTAATGCCTTGTCCCGAAACTCTTGCGCCACGCATAGGGATAAATGCCTTGCTATCTATTTCCCCGCCGTGCTCTTGTTGCTCTAAATCCTTAACAGCATAG